CCATGAACTACATCAACCATCTCATGCGGCCCGAAGTGTTTGGCACTCCCATAGTGTTGCCAGCAGATGCCAACACACAGGGTCGTTACACCATGACCTCACAATCAATTCGTGAACTGTTTGAACAGTATGAACTCAATGTGCATCCTGATGCCATTATGAATCCGCCGGATGATGCTGGACGTAGAACCAACCATAAAGCCTATGGCATAAATGTCATGCGTCAGATGTTGGAACTGGGCACACTACATGTTAATGAAAACTGTGTGGAGTTCCTACGCGAAGCACAGAACTATTTCGTTGATCCACACGGACGTTTTAGCGATCCCGATGACTGCATTGATTCGGCACGTTATGCCTTGATAGGATGCCTGCAGGGCATTGCAGAAGAGTTTGATAGCCGCAGTCCACAACAACGCTTTCGTGATGCCCGCCACAATGCTCTGATCACACGAACACGAGATGAACGTGAACTTCCCGAATGGAAAAAAGTCTACAGCGCCACCGGTCGTTAGGGCCGCTAAATAACATATAATCTAGGGAACCCACGAAATGTTGGATTTAAAAAATGTAGTAGTCAGCAACTTGAACAACACCAAAGGCATGATGGCCCGTTTTGTCAAAATGAAAAGTCTACTAGACGCTAAATGTGCCTCAAACTTGCGCCTGTTGGCCACTAAGAATAATATTAACCGTGCCAGTGACTATCATTACTTGAACCTGGCTGTGACACACAGCACAGAACCAGTGAATGGCATTGACTATATTCACCCTGTGGTAAAACCCTGTGTTGATTATGCCACTGCTGTGATCAGCAAAGGCCTAGCACAAAATGGTGAGATCAACTTTGAGTTTGTGCCGGACAATGAAAGTGATACCACTGCGGCCAAGCAGGCCACGGACATGGTTCACAAACTGGTTAATCAGAACAATGATCCACATGCTATCCTGCAACACTGGATCATGGATGCCATGTTGCACAAAAATGGTGAAATGTTGATCAGCCCCATGCGCGAGCAAATCGTGCGCTATGTCACTACAACTGGCACCGCTGATCAATTGACAGCATTTGAACAACAGGCCGCAGATGCTGGCCTCACTGCACTACGTCAAAGTCGACGCAAGACCAATGTGGACATGCCCAACATGTTGAAAGAATTGGCTGGAGAACTTCAGGGCGTGGCCGATGATCAAAAGGAAGCGGTTCTCAATACTAGAATAGAACGAGCACGTCTGGGCGCGGAAGGTCTAGATGCAGAAGCAGATGCCACCGAACCAGAAAACTTATTGGTTGAAGGTGGCATGGATGATGCCTTGATCACAGCCATTAATCGCAACACCATATATGAAGCCAAGTATAAACTAACTGGCTACAACCTAAACATCAAGTTCCGTCCTATTGCACAACACTATTGGATGTGTGACCCCACAGTTATTTCAATACAAGAACAACCATTCTGCGGTTTCTACAAACCCATGAGCATCCAGGAAGCAACAGAACTTTATCCTGACATCAACCTGGATGAATTCCAAGTTCATGCACAGTATAGCAACGTGGGTGCTTACCAAGCCGGAAGTTTATTAAACAACTTGGCCTTACACGCACGTGATAGTGTTCCAATTAACGGACTACCCGCCCAGGGCTATGCCGCCCAGGATGCCAACAGTCGACAGGTCACTGTGCTAACAGTATGGAACCGTTACGACATTGATGGCGATGGCGAATTAGAACTGATTGAATTGATCTATAGCGGCAACTATGTTATCTCAGCACGTGAAGTCGAATTCATTCCCGTGGCCAACATGGTTCCCAAGCCGCTAGCACAAAACTTTTATGGTATGAGCATTGCTGAATCAGTGGTGCCCATGCAAGAATACATGACATCAGGTCACAGAGCCGAAATCATGATGGGCTTGTTACAGGCCACACCACGTATTGGTGTCAAACCCGACAAGGTGGACTTTGAAATGATACAAGATGGCGAAGCCGCTATCTTTATCCTGGATTCAAAGTTCAATCCACAGACCGACATTTATCCCATGCCCTTGCCCAACGGTAATCTGCAGTTCATTGACACTGCCATGAACCGTATGCAACAAGACACCATGGCCATGATTGGTATGACACAGCCCACAGACGTGTTCAACCCCGAAATCATGGCTCCTGGTAACTCAGCCGCCAAATTGCAAATGGCCCTAACACCAAATCAGATCATTCAAGACAACTGTGTGAAGAACTGTGCTGAAGGTCTTAAGGATGCCTTGTGGTTGATATGGCGCACCCTGGTTGCCTATGGTGATGACTACGGCGTTAAGAAATTGGCCGCAGAGTTTCACCCCGAAGGCCGGAGTGAATTCTTAGACTACATGGCCTTTGATGACATGAACTTCAATGAACGTAAGACTTTACGCATTGACCTGGCACTAGGCATGCGTAGTGAAGAAAACGCCATACAACGCCAACAGATTATTCAGCAATCACAAACACAACTGTATACCACAGTGCAGGCCATGGCCCAACAAGGCACACTAACTCCAGGTATCTTCAAGAAGATTCGTAAACCTTATGCTGATACCCTGTATGTGCTGGGTGTGAAGGATGCAGATGCTTACTTGCCTACTGAGCAAGAAGTTATGGAAATGATCCAACAAGGTCAGGAAGCCGCCAAGAACAAGCAACCGAGTGCTGATGATCAGAAGAAAATGGCAGATGCCAAATTGGCCGAAGCCAGAACCAAAGAAGTGCTGGATGGCATTGATGGTAATACTGCAAGTCAACAACTTGAAGGGTATGCTCTAATCAAAGAACACAAAGCAAGAGCATACGGGCCCTAAATCATTAACATAAATAAAAGACACGTAGAATTGGATTGAAATGCTAGATCAAACAGTCGTAGATGCGTATAACGCTCGACCTAGAGTTGATTTGAACTCGATTAAAACAATGAAACCCGAGCAACTTGACCGTGTCAAGTCCTGGGGCTCAAGTGCAGAGAATCTCCTGTTGAATAGAGACCTGGGCTTGTTTATTAATCAGTTCAAATTTGAATTGACAGATGCCCTATTGGACATCAAAACGCATACACTGGAAGACAATGCACTTAGAGTCAGCATTGCCAACCAACTTAGTGGAATAGATAATTTTGTGAGTTCTTTGAAGAGAGCACAATATTTTAAGACCCGCGTGGTAACAATGCAGAATCAGCAACAGGCCGATCCTGCAGAGCCCAACGCATAACCAGGAGATGCTATGGAAAACATAGTAACGGACAAGCCTAATGTCGTAGTTGACACGGTCCCTGTCCAACAAAGCAGTAGTGGATTAGATGCAATAGCACAGAAGATGGCCGCAATGCGTAACCAGATTCCAGTTACTAACCCTGCTGAGACAGGTCAATCAAAGGTGGCAACCTCTGAGCGCCCTGTGGCACCCGAAGGAGTTGAAGTCTCTGACGACAATACCGAGCCAGAAGTTGCAGAACTAGACGCTGAGTATAGTGAAGGCACAGATGAAGCAGACGCCCCTGAAGAGGTAAGCACTGATGATTCTTCTAGCGAAGAGTTAATAGATTTTTTAGATTTCGCAAACACAAACCCGAACGCCAAGTTCAAGTTTATGCGAAATGGCAAAGAAGTTGTTATCGACGCCAAGAAAGCCGCCGCCATATTAGGCCAAGGAGCCGCAATATCAGAAGATGCGAGACAGTTAAAGATTCAACGATCAGAGTTTGATGAGTATCTCAAAGAGAAACAAAGTCAAACAGAAGGATTATTGTTAGCAATGGAATTTACTGTTCGTCCTCAGTTGCAAAAGAGTTATGATGAAATCATTAAGACACAGAATTACCAATCGGTATTTCAACAGCAGTTATCACAAACCCGTGATCCAGCACAAGTTGCTAGAATACAGGCCGCAATGACGCAGAATGAGAGATACATTCAGCAACAAAGCGCAACGATAAAACAGTTGAAACCCAATGTGGACCAATTCTATCAGATTCGTCAACAACAAGTTCAGGGCATCCTTGAGAGTAATCGCAAAGGTTTCCAGGACAAAGAGTTGAAGAATGAATATGTGTATAATGAAGTTCGTGACAAAGTTGCCAAAGGATGGTCAGGAGCCAAAGGACAATTGATCCCAGGTATTGATAATTTGGACCTAATCTCTAGCGATGAACACATTTTGGGTTTATTAAGAGACGGACTAAAATATCGTGACAAGCCAAAGAGTCGGCAAGCGGGCAACAGTATTGCGGCCCTAACTAGCAAACGCTCCAACAGTCAGATACCCGGCGGTAATGAATCAGATCTTGCAGACCTTCGAAACAAAGCCAGAGGACGTGGCAAAGAGGCAACTCAAGCCGCAGACAACTTGCTTGTCGCTCAACTTAGAAATTTAAGAAGCGCAAGAACAAGTCGTTAAATTATAGCCAAAATTAAGGAGATTTATAATGGCAACAATTACAACCTCGGCAATTGGTAACGGAACAACAAGTTATCAAACCGACATTGTCGTGAAAGACTTAGACCTAGATGTGTCTAACAGAGTTAAAGATGATACACCTGTGTTAAACATGTGTATGGCCAAAAAACGTAAAGTAGTCTCTACTTTGCCTTTGTGGACCAATGACGTATATCGTCAACCTGTGATCCAAGCAGTTCCTGAAGGTGCCGCTGTTTCTGCCGCTAACGCAGAAAGCAACAGCCGTGCTAACATGGGCAACTACACACAGATTTTCCAAACCACAGTTGGCGCAACAGGCACAGCCCGTGCAGTTGAGCAATCTGGTGGTGATCCTCAAGCATATCAAGAAGTCAAGCAATTGATCGAATTGATGTTTGACGTTGAAGCACAATTGGTTCGTAATGACCAAGTTGGAACAAAGTATAGCGGCCAAGCAGGTTTAGCCTATGGTTACGCTGGTAACAGCAGTGACGCACAAGGTGGTAATGTGGCCCTACAAAGTCCAATTCAAACTGGTCGTCGTATGGGTTCATTGAACTCGTTTGCTGGTACACACAGTTTCAACACTGGTGACGGTACAGGTAACTTGCAAGTCAGCACTAACCGTATCACAACTAACTTCAACTTGGAGTCTAGCGATACAGTTGGTTACCAAACTATCACTAGCGGAACTCGTGCTTTTGTTATTGGTGGACAAGCCTCAGCCGCTGGTTCTACAACTATCACCAACAACGGTGAAGGCCTAGGTAGTTCATACTACACATACACTTCATACTTGCAACAGTTTGCTCCAAGCACATACAAGCAATTGGTTACAGTTGCTGAACAACGCTTCAATGCAAAAATTCGCACTATCGTT